AAAGATTTAATTGGGTGATGGGGGTTTGCGCAAACGAGCGCGGCCCTCATCTTTGTACTAACTATATTATGCCGTACGTACGGCGCACCTTATTGGCATGGATCCCACGCGCGTTGAGGTCCATATACCGCGGCTATACTTACCGTGGGATGTAGGGCGCTTAAGAGATCGCAAATAACTATAGTGGGTCGAGGAAGTATATACAAATATCCTAAACACCTTGTTAATCTAACTTACTTTCCATATATTTATCAACATGGATCCCGAAGAAGTAATCACAGAAATTTGGAATGATGATGATTGGCATCCCCATGAAAACATTTAAAGCATAAAAAATGAAAGAATTAAAAAGATTTAAAGAATTCCTTAATGAAGATTTAGAAGAAGGAGTATTTGATACTTTAGCAGCAAAATTATTTAAAGACACTCCTAAAGAGGATCCAACCCCAGAGGACGTTCCCTCAGAGCCTAAATTACCAGAGTGGGTTCTTATGAGATTTACGGATGGTCCAAGAGCAGGTCTTCACACTGTTTTTGAAATGGAAAAATTTAAAAAAGACATGAAGGCTAAACACGATTGGATTAACTCTCCAAGTGATTACTTAGAGATATTAGGAAAAATTCCAAATGCAAGATTTGGAGGTATACCTGCTTCTTTAGGTAAAGAAATATTTGCCATACAACAAAAAGACAAGTCTAAGACAAATCTTTTAAAAATGGGGCTCGATAGAAAAAAAGTTATGGATCTTGTGGATAAGCTAGTTAAGCCAGTTAAAGGAAACTTAGCCCTTCCTATGTTAAATGTAAATAGTCTTGCAGATTTAAAGGGAAAAGAAGCGACAGCAAAAGTTAGTGATGATGAATTAAAAAGAAGTGTAGCTGCCGATGAAGAAGGAATTGAAGAAAGTAAAGTGAATGAAGCAGTAAAACCTGTTAAGCTTTCCGGCAACTTAAAGAAAGACTTAAAGACTGTCATACTTATGGCAGAAAAAATGGTTAAGTATGCTAAAGATAATTTCAACACATATATACCAACAGGTGAAAAGCTCAGTCAACTAAGGATAGGAGGTGTGAGAGAAAAAGATGTTTTGGACTACAATATCCGTCACCTAGCAAAGGCAATCAATACAGACTTAAAAAAGAAGTATATGAAGGATTTTATGGGCGAGTCAGTTGAAGAAGCATTACAACTAGTACATGTTTACGATAAAGATGGTAAAATTAGTGGTACCGGATCAGTTGAAAAGATAGAAGGAGATAAAACAGTAGTACGTTTTGACGGTAGTACAGTTAAGAGATTCCCAAGCGATAGAGTAAAGCCTGTTAAAGAAGCAGTGTTATTTAAGGATCGATCTCAAGACTTCCAACTTGATGTAATAGCTCAACAAATGTTTAGAAGTAACTTTAGAGAATTAGATATTGACCAACAAGAAGATGTTCGTGATAAATTAGAATCTATGGACTTAAACGAAATCAGAGATCCAGAGGTATATGCTATGGCGGATGAGTTAGTAGGATATTTAGGTGAAAAAGGATTTGTGGAAGCAATTCTTGCAGCAATGTCTACGGATGATGCAAGGTTATACCTTTCAGCAATTATGAGAGACTATGACTTAGGTGGTATGGAAATGAATGAAGAAATGGACATCAATGAAAAAGCTAAAGTATTCTTTCTTCAAATGTTAAAGAGAGGAGAAATCGACACACTTCCTACCAATCCAAAAGAAGAGTACATTAGAATGATGATGAAGAGATAAAAAATCTCACGGAAATGAACTCTAATGAAGTTGAAGTTGACAGTGTAGTATTTAACTTAGTGTTAATTGCAATTTCAATAACCGTATACCTACTAGCTATATGAAGCTCGAAGAAATATATACAAATATCCTAAATGAGGAAGAAAAACCTATCCAAATATTACCCAGGGGTAAACAAATTATCCTCCAAGCAGAAGAAGATAATTACACTAGAGGACTTTTGGTTGAATTATTAGACGATGGAGGATACGAGATTCAGTATTGGATCGACGATCCCACTAACGTAATGCCCATTGAAGTCTTCATCGACGGTGAGTCTTACAAAGAAGATGGAAAAGTCGTTAAATTAGGTTTCCACCCTGAATTAAAAAATACTGATGATGAAATGTAATTGCCAAATTTGTAAGTGTGGATCATCATGTGGATGTTCGTGTTGTAACTGTTAATACAACGTTATAAACCCCCCACCAATCCATTTACTCCCATTTATGTGGAAATCCTATTATCCCACATTACAACACTAAGTGAACGTACTAATAAATTAATTAATCGATGAGTATATACGGATCTATGTAGATCTGAATACGGTTAGAAAGTCTTTCGAGAAGGTTTAAGGTTTATTTATATTTATTACAAATGAAACACCTTAAAGATTCTAATATGAATTATTTTCAACATTTTTGGCATGCCCTATCATCTGGTATTGCTCTAATAATTCATGCTTTTTTTCCTTTTCTTTTAAAGGATTATGCTTCTAATAAAATTTGTAAGAAGTAAAATTATACGTTTGCTTCATTATCGGTTGATTGTAGGAATACAATAGCCGATCCACTTTCTATTCTAAATGATGTAAATTCAAATGGGTAAAGAGAACCCGTATGTAAAAGCAAATCAGCTATTGCCGCTTTCCCCACAGGCTTTATAGATCCTATTTCACACCCTTGATCCATTGCTTGTATCCCAAAAAAACTTCCTGTGACTGATCCCCTTACTACCGTTTCACTATGGTCTCTTTCTAAAAAGAGTTTACCTGAGTCTGATCTAACTTTATTCATTTTTTAATCTGTTGATTGTACGTACACAATAGCTTTACCTCTTGCTAATTTAAACTCGGTAAATTCTACTTCTACAAGTGATCCTGTAGGTAAACCAATGTTTGTGGTAATTTTATCTTGCCCTACAAACATTACTTCATCAAACATGGCACCCTCAGCATCAGATTGGATACCAAAGAAACTACCTGTAAAAGCATCAGTGTTAGTTACAAATATTGCGGAATTTGATCTTGGCATATTATTATTTTGTTATAAATATATAAACAAGTAAAAAAATAAAATTAAAAGGAGTCATAGTTCCGTCATATTAAAATTTGGCTCCACAGGCGATCGTTCGTATATTCATGGGGTAAGATTAGAAAAGAAAAAATCCAAAATTAATTAACATGAGTGATTTAATGTTTTCCCATAATGAGAGCCATGAGTTCTTAACTGACGAACAAATTCGTGAAGTTTGTCCTGTTGCCTTTACTGAAAAGGCGAGTAATGAAGTGTCTAAGCACTATACTCACATTCCTACAAACCAAGTTATTAATGATATGCGTGAGTTAGGTTGGGGTGTTATTGGTGCTAAGCAAGTTGCAGCTCGCAAAAATGCAACTAAAGGTTATCAAAAACACATGATTATTTTCCGCCACCCCGATTTACTTGTTGAGGGTCAGGATGGTGATAATGTTTGGCCTCAAATTATCATGACGAATTCACACGATGGTAAAAATTCGTTCACATTCCAAGCAGGTATGTACCGTTTAGTATGTTCAAACGGATTAGTAATTGCAGATCAAGAGTTTGGTTCAATGAAGATTCGTCACATGGGTTATGATTTTGATACCTTACGTGAAACTATTAATGAGATGGTGGAAAAATTACCTCTTACAGTTGAAAGTATGAATAAGTTTAAGCAAACCGAGTTGACTCAACCCCAAAAGTATGATTTAGCTCGTAAAGCACTTGCAACTCGATTTAAAATGAGAGAAAATCAAAAAGTTGATCAAGTTTATAGAATTGATTTAGATGAGTTTTTAAAGCCGGTTCGTAAAGAAGATGCAGGAAATGATTTGTGGAGTGTATTTAACCTCGTTCAAGAAAAAGTTGTTGAAGGAGATTTTGAATATGTTTCGGGTGTTAAAATGCGTAAAGCCCGAAAGATTAAAAACTTTAAACAAGATTTGGATGTAAATCAAAAGCTCTTTGAAGTAGCAAAGGAATTTGTTGCAGCATAAGAGCAGTTGCCATGTTGTTTGAGGGGGGTGAAAAACCCCCCGATAACACTATATAAAAAATAAAAAAGATATGAAAGTAAATTGGATAAACGGATTTGATGCCGGTAATAAAAAAGAAAAATACTACCTTGAATGTAGAATTGGTACTTTTACAGTATTAGAAATTAAAATGGAAAAATCTAGATTTAGATTTATGGTATTAAATTTAGGTTTTGAAATATAAGGTTAATATAAAACCTCATAAATAGATAGTAACTAAGACCGCAAATTGTTATTGTAAATGAAGTATTGGACATATATAACAACTTACAACAATTTAGAAATTAATTATATTTATAACTATGGAACACAGACTAATAAAGGCTCTAAGAAAACAAGCCGAAGCTGATAGAGAAGAAGCATTACTTACACTAGAACTTCTTACGGAATCCCCTGCTGGGATTGGAGAACACACCTCAGAACATTTTCTTGAAGAGGGAAGAAAAGCAATTCAAAAATTAACTGACGCTGAAGACCAACTTGAAACTTTAGAACGACACTTTGGACATTAATAAAATATTTGGAACATTTGGTTCTTCATCAAGAGATGGGGATGGGTTCGACCATCCTACTTTTTTAAATACTAGTGTTTATAATTATGAAGATGAAGAAAATCACCCTAGGTATTTTATTAGAATGTTTACTAAGTTGATTTTAAACTACACTAATTATAATAAACAACTTATTGATTTATTTGGAAAAAGTGATCCTGAAATAGATGTGGAAGAAGTTGTACATACAGGAGAATCCATGTTATATGATAGGGCATACTATTATTTAACCCAACTAGATACTCAGGATACATATCATATAAAGGTTTTATTTGAAGAAGCAAATGAAATATTTGAAGAGGCACTAAATAAAAGTTTAGTATTTTTTGAAGGTAAAGAAGAATACGAAAAATGCGCTATTCTTAAAGGATACCTTGATTTCCTAAATTTTTCATCGTAACTTCGTTACAAAACGTAAAAAAAATGCATTACAGACAACACATTATTAAAAAACTCGAGAATCTTGAGGCAAAATTAAAACACATTGAATTCCATAATGGAAGAGGAAATAGGAAAGAAGTAGAAGGTGCTAGGAAAGAATGTGAAAATTTAATAGAAGAATTACAATCTACTATTGAACGCGAACCTCGCACATCCAACGAACAAAATAGAGTATAATGCTTACAGCCGAACAAATCCAGGGAAATTGGGAGACATTCTGCCAAAATATACACGGATATATAACAGGGGATAGAAAAGAAAAATTATTAAATTTCTATGAAAAATATGCAGACCGCATTATGATGATGCCCGCTGCTCATAAAAAAGAATATCACAATGCATTCCCAGGAGGGTATGTTGAACATGTTAATAGAGTGGTTCGTTGTGCTCTTAAACAATGTGATCTTTGGGAAGAAGAAGGAGCAGATATGTCTACTTTTACTAAAGAAGAACTTGTATTTTCTGCTATCAACCATGATCTTGGTAAAATGGGAGATGAAGAAAATGAATCATACATCCCCCAAACTGATAAGTGGAGGAAGGATAAATTAGGAGAGGATTATATGTTTAATAAACAAGTCCCATTTGCATCAGTACCTGATCGAGGTTTATTTATGCTTCAATCTCATGGTGTCCAATACACATTTAATGAGATGTTAGCTATCCAAACACACGATGGTTTATATGATGAAGCTAATAAAAAATATTTGTTTGCATTTATGCCGGAACAAAAACCACGTACTTCTCTTCCTTATATTCTCCACCAGGCAGATTTAATGGCTGCTAGAATTGAATTTGAAAGAGAATGGTTACCTAAATTTAAAAATTCCGTGCCCCCCCAGAAGAAAAATTTTACATTGAGCACAGAATCTAAAAAATCAACTAAGGACAAAGCACTTTCACAAATAGAAAGCAAAGGTCTTAAGGATTTATTCGATAAGTTATGATAGAAATAATCGTTATTAGCATATTAGGGATTTTAGTTGTAGTCTTAGGATTTACAACTTTTAATCTTTTACGTAAAAATGAAAGACAAGAAGATATTTTAACAGGTTATATGAAATATCTTGATGAAATAAGTAAAACAATAGAATTTTCTGATGAAAAAATGAAAAAAATAGATTCCCAAGGAATCTTTAAAAGTGATGATGAAATAGGTTTTATGTATGAGCAACTAAAAGAACTTCAGAAAATCCTATCTAATTTTAGGATAGATAAATTATGAGTAAACTACCTCCCAAGAAAAGAAGAAAAAAAACAAAAAACCAATATTTTACTCAAGCTACAGAGGATGCTATTGTTAAATACAATAGCTCTTCTGATCCCGAAGAAAGAAGTAAAATTTATAAGGAGGAAATTCACTATGGGTTTTTTAAACTAACGGAAAATATAATCCACACCTTCAAATTTTACTATACAGAAGTAAATGAGATTGAACATCTCCAACACGAGGTAATTACATTTTTATTAGATAAAATTCACTTATTTGATCAAAGTAAAGGCGCTAAGGCTTTTTCTTACTTTGGTACTATTGCTAAAAGGTATTTAATAATACAAAATACTAAAAATTATAAAAAACGAATAGATAAAGCCCCTGTTGAGGAATTACACCATAATCTAAAATATTCATATGATATAGATTATAATCCTATGGCTAAGGACGAACTTTCTGATTTTATGGATGAGTATCTTGAATATTGTAATACTAATCTATCATCTTTTTTTCCAAAACCTAAGGATGCCCAAGTAGCAGATGCTATTTTATTAATTTTCTCTCAAAGAGATAAAATAGATTTTTTTAATAAAAAAGCACTTTATATTTACATAAGAGAAATGGTAGATGTTAAAACTCCTCACATAACTAAAATAGCGGGTAAGTTAGGAGATATATATAAAGAACACTATATGTTTTACTTAGAAAATGGTTATACTAATTTTGAAGATACTTCGTATTTATAACCATGGGACAATTAGACAAAAATATATTTGGTAAGAAAAAATTTTCGGATATTATAGAAGAAATCTATAATAATCAAAAAAAGAAAGAAGAACAAATTTCTACTCTCATTTCAGAATTAAAACCTCTTATTCAAGATATAGGAGATGCTACTTTAGTAGTTCCTCTTCTAAAAGAGTATCTTGAAATTTCTGTAAAAAATGATGAACAGCTTATTAAAATGGCTACTATCATCCAACGTGCAGTACAAAATGACGGGAATGATGATGATAATTTTGGTATGACTGAGGCAGAAAAACAGCAGTTATTAGATGAGGTAAAAAAGTACGGAGAAGATAATAAGAAAAAGTAATGGCTACTTACGGATTTAGCAGTTTAAGTAGAAATTCTTCGAGAAAAACTATAGATGCTACCCCAAAACAACAGGTATTTACTGGGAGAGTTAGGGATATTATTCTGAATGAGGAACATCCTAAATTTAAACAATTTGGTTTTCAGGGTATAGGAATTATATATTGGGATGATGTTAATACACCTTCTAACCCACAGACATCTGATAATTATACATCATATGCCTTTCCTTTATTCCAAAACGCTAAATGTTATCCTTTACTTAATGAAATAGTAGCTATAATAAAATTACCATCTTTTATTGCTGATGAAAACTCAACCTCAAACGTAAATTATTATTTTAATCCTACTAGTGTTTGGGGTCAAATCCATCATAATGCAATCCCGGTAGGACAACTTAGACCACCAAATCAGGCTCGAAATTATCAACAAACAGAAGCAGGGGCTATAAATAGAGTCTCGGATGAATATAACTCAATTACATTAGGTAATACCTTTGAAGAAAAAAATAATGTTCGTAATTTACAACCCTATGAGGGAGATCATATTTTAGAAGGTAGGTGGGGTAATTCAATAAGATTTGGTAGTACAGTAAAAAATGGATTTCCTTCAAATAATTGGTCTGAAGGTGATAATAATTTTGAGGGGGATCCTCTTACAATTATTAAAAATGGTATAGATATAAATGTAAATAGGAATTTTAATCCTATTTTAGAAAATATCCAAACAGATCCTTCATCTATATATTTAACTTCTACTCAAAAACTTGATTTTTTACCTTCAAGTGATTTAAAAGACTCATTTAACCCAGAAGACCAGGAAGTAACACCAGTTATAACTAACCAATACGAAGGAAATAGTCAAATAGTATTAAATTCAGGAAGATTAGTTTTAAATTCAAATTCAGATTCGGTTTTAATTAGTTCCCCACAGGTAATTCATTTATCAGCTAATAAACAAATCCATTTAGATTCTGTAGATAAAACTGTTATTTCTACAAGTCAATTATTTTTAGGAGATAGGAATGCAACTGAAAGAGTAGTAAAGGGAGATACCTTAGTATTAGAATTACAAAAATTAGTTATAGCATTAGAAGGACTTTCTAAGGCATGTTCTACCGCAGCAGCAGGCCCCTTCCCTGTACCTTCTTTAATTGCTATAGGACCCGTTTTAGAAGCAGCTGTAAAAGACTTTAAAGGATCATTAGCGGGTCAAGATCCTAAAATTTTATCTAAAGACGTTAAAACTAAGTAATGGCTGTTGACTTAATACAAATATCAGGTCGTACTAAAACTGCTGAGGGGGAGTCTCTTAGTAAAACTCCTTATGTTATAATAGGAGAAGGAGTAGACATTCAAGGACAAACGTCTGATGCCGGAACTTTTACTGAAACTCTTGAGGGTACTGTTGATGTAAAATCACTTGAGATTACTTTTTTACCTAATGGGGATTTTTTCCAAAAATCTATTACTAACTTAGTTCCAACAAGCACAACCTTTGATCCAAATGAAGATAAGATAATAGATATATACAATATAGGAAATATTACTCTTGCTCCATTAGTTCCAAATTTTGATAATTTCCAAAAAGATCTTCAAATTAAAGTACAAGAAGTAGAAAATCTTGAAATTGAAGTAGAAAATTTTAGAAAATTAGATAAAGAAACTAAATTTGCGATTATTTTAAATAGAGCAAAAGAAGCAATAAAACGTACTTTATTTCCATTTATTTTAGGTTTATTAGCAGAGTTTGGACTTGTATACTTACAAGCAGTATTAGATAGAGTCCCAGGAGTAAAAGCAGAAACTTGCCCGGACCCCGAAAAAATTAAAGAAATTATAAGAAAAAGGAATCAGTTAGTAAAACAAATAAATAGGTTTTATCAAATGATAACTAGAGCTGAAGGTATATTGAGAATAGCTGGAGGTATCATTGCCGGATTAGAATTTGGTATTCAAATAGCTAAGTTAACCCCTCTAACCTATAGTCCTGCAGCCGTCCCATCTGCTCTAGCTAAAGTAGAAAGAAGATTAGAAATTGCAGGAATTGCAGTAGGTATTTTACAAATGGCCGCTGCTACTATTGGATTTATTTTGGCACAAATATTAGAATTATTAAGAGCCTTAGATTTAGCATTACAAAACTGTTCTGAAGAACAAAATATACCCATGGAAGAAATTAACAGTGAATTAAATGCTTTAGCATCTCGGACTATAAAAGCAACGGAACTTGATGAAAATGATTATAAGGGATTTACCTTCGAAATTAAAGAAGATCCTACTAATGTAAGCAAATATACTAAAAGATTTGCCCAGGCATTAAATAGACAAAAAGTCCCAGTATTGAAATCAGAATCATCATTTGCTTCAAATCCTCAAGTATTAATAGATCAACTAAAATTCATAATTGATAGTCAGGATTTAAAAGCAGACTAATGTAATATTTATAAACAATGAAACAGAACGCATTAAAAAAATTAATTAAAGAAGCAGTTAAAGAAGCAATTCAAGAGGAATTAAAAGAAATTCTTTTAGAAGCAGTACGTTCTCCTAAACAAACTGTTGTAGAGAATATTACTCCTCAAACTTCAATTAAAGAACCATCAATGAGTTCAAAAGAAAAAAGAGCAGCATATCAAAATATATTAGGAGATATGACTTCTAATTTTAACTCATCTCATGTAGCTAAACCATTTAATCCACAAGGTGCTATGCCTGGGGGGGATTTACCTGCAGGTGAAGTAGATATGGGTCAAATAATGGGATTAATGAATAGTAAATAATGGCAACAATCCTCCCAAATAAATTTGTAAATGATCTAATAGATAGACAAGCTATTGGGGTATCAATACCCTTCTCTGCTATTTCAGTATTTAACCAAACATTTACTACTGCAGATCAAACTAAGTCTAATCTTATTAATTATTTTTTAACAAATAAAGGAGAAAGGATTTTAAATCCAACTTATGGGGGAGATTTAAGAAATTTATTATTTGAACAAATAACAGAAGAAACTATAAGTGTTCTACAACAAAGATTATCTACGGATATTGCTAGTAGATTTCCTATTGTAGAAGTTCAAAGTTTAGTTGTTACCCCTCAATCTGATTTAAATGTAGTTAATATTGTATTAACATATAATGTTTTAAATTTAGAAAATGAAGTTATAGAAATTAACATAGAAAACACATCAGGAGCTTACTAATATGGCATACGGTAGTACAAATACAAAAAATTCTAAGGTAAATAGAAATATTAAATACGTTAATAGAGATTTTGATAATCTAAGAACATCATTAATTAATTTTTCTAAAACTTATTTTCCAAATACCTTCGCAGACTTCACTGAAGATTCCCCGGGAATGTTATTTATGGAAATGGCTTCTTATGTGGGGGATGTACTATCTTTCTACCAGGATAATCAAATTCAAGAAAATTTTATTCAATATGCTAGACAAACTGATAATCTATATTCATTAGCATATATGCTAGGTTATACTCCTAAGGTAACGTCTGCTGCTACTGCTGAAATAAGCATCTACCAACAAATCCCAGCATTAAGTAATGGTAAACCTGATTATAATTATACTGTTAATATTAATGCGGGTACTGCACTTGAATCTATAGGAGGAGTGGATTTTTTAATTCAAGATCCTGTTGATTTTTCTTTTTCTAGCTCTTTTGACCCAACAGAAATATCTGTATACCAAGTTATAGGCAATGATCCACAGTATTTTTTATTGAAAAAGACCCGTACTGCCGTTTCAGCTAAAATAAATACAACCACATTTACTGTAGGTGCATTTGAAAAATATCCTACTTTTACTATAAATGATAGTAATATTATAGGAATCTTAGACATAAAAGACTCAGACGGAAATGAATATACTGAAGTTCCCTATTTAGGCCAAGAAATGGTGTTAGATAGAGTAAGAAACATTAACGACCCAGTATTTGGAGATCAAGGAAGGTATGGTTTTTCTGGAACAAACCCATATCTATTAAAACTTAAGAAAGTATCTAAAAGATTTGTATCTAGATTTTTATCTAAAACCCAACTTCAAATCCAATTTGGAGCTGGGAATGCTAGTGATGTAGATGAACAAATAGTTCCTAACTCTAATAATGTAGGTCTAGGATTACCTAACACTCAAAATAAATTAAAAACTGCCTTTTCCCCTACAAACTTTTTATTCACAAATACTTATGGTACGGCACCTTCTTCAACTACTTTAACAGTAAGATACCTTACAGGAGGAGGAGTAGCAAGCAATGTTCCCGCTAATACTATAAATAAGATAAACACAATTTCTAATATAAAATTTAATAACGTAGGTAATCCTGCTGCACTTTCTAATTATATCGCCAACTCAGTAACTGTTTTAAATGAAACGGGAGCTTCTGGTGGTAGTGATGGGGATGATGATGAAGAATTAAGAAATAATTCAATCTCAGCTTTTTCAGGTCAATTACGAGCCGTAACTAATGATGATTATTTAGTTAGAGCCCTTAGCATGCCCCCAGAGTTTGGATCAGTAGCAAAAGCAGGTGTTGAAGCTCAAAAATTAGAGAATTTATTACCTGGGGAAACTCCTTCCATATTAGATTTATATGTTTTAGGATATGATACTCAGAAAAATCTTGTGAATACAACGGCGGCTACTAAAAGTAATTTAATTACTTATTTATCTCAATTCCGTAATATTAATGATTCTATAAGAATTATAGATGGGTATGTTATTAATATAGGAGTTGAATTTGATATTGTAACATTACCTAATTATAATAGTAACTTAGTATTACAATCTTGTATTGCAGAATTACAAATTTATTTTAGTATAGATAAATGGCAATTCAAACAACCTATTTATTTAAAAGATATTTCAATAATGTTAGACCAAATAGAAGGTGTTCAAACTGTCAATGATATTAGAATATCCAATAAAACTAATGATGATGGTTCATATTCAGTTTATGCCTATGATATAGATGCTGCTACCCAAAATAATGTTATATATCCATCAGTAGACGCTTCTGTATTTGAAGTTAAATTTCCCAATATTGATATTAAAGGACGAGTAGTAAATTTCTAAACCATGGCAGTATATAAAATCTTCCCAGAAAAAGACGCAACAATATATTCCGGATTTAATCTTAAAAACACTGGAATTGATGAAATTTTAGAAATTTCAACTTTCTTGGATACTACTAACCCTGAAGTAAGTAGGGCTTTAGTAAAATTCTCTCAAACTGAAATTGAAGATGTTGTTTTAAATATTATTAGTGGGTCTACTACAAATGAAAATGGAACTCAAACTATTGGTTCTGCTTCATTTCAATCAAATTTAAGACTGTATATAGCAGATATAACTGGATTAAATGCAGATACTACACTAGAAGTATTTGCAGTCTCAGGTTCTTATAATATGGGAACTGGAAGATTTACTAATGACCCTGAAACCTTAAATGGTGTAAGTTGGGCATTTAGAAACAGTTCAGGATCAGCTCCTTGGGATTTAGCCACATTTGGAACTTTTGCTACAGCTTCGTTTATTTCAACTAATGGAGGTGGGGGAAACTGGTATACAGGTTCAAATGCCGGGTTAGCCATAACAGAATCCCAGGTTTTAAGCTATGCTAGTGATAAGGATTTAAATGTAGATGTAACTAATTATGTAAATACTTGGGTTAGCAATTCATTTAATTCTAGTGATGGGTTCTCTAATGATGGATTTTTAATTAAACAAAGTAATAGTGATGAGTTCATTGATGATGAAAATTATGTAACAGGAATAAAGTATTTTTCAGTAGATACTCATACTATATATCCCCCTAAACTAGAATTTAGATTTAGAGATGCCCTATTTAATACAGGTTCATCTGCTACTACAACTATTTCAACTTCAAGATTAGTAGCCTCACTGGATAATAATCCTAATACTTTTAGGTCTGGGAGTATAGCTAAAATTAGAGTCAACTGCAGACCTCAATTTCCTAATCGTGTTTTCCAAACTGCTTCTTTATATACTACTAATCATTATTTACCAACTCATTCTTTCTATGCAGTAAAAGATTTAGATACTAATGAATTTATAATAGATTTTGATACAAATTACACTAAACTTAGTCAAGATCATAGTGGAAGCTACTTTAAATTATATATGAATGGTCTGCAACCCGAAAGATACTATCAAATTCTTCTTAAAACTACTATAGAAGATGAAACCTTAATTTTAGATGATAACTATTATTTTAAAGTGATAAATGGCTGATTATACCGGAGGATATCGTAATATAAGAAATGGGGGGGTTTCGGAAGAAGTCACCCAATCTATGGCTCCAATTGAAAATGTTTTAAACTTAAGAAAAACAGTATTAACTAAAACAGGCTACCCTAATGCAATTAATACTTCTTTTTCGGAGTTAGTAACTCCCCCACTCCCATTAGAACAAACAATTAGCGTAGAAGAATTTTTTGATTTATATAATAGTATATTTTATGACATCCCAGTTGAAGGGGATATAAATTCTCACCAATTTTTAGTTGAAAGAAGTAAAGAATATATAGGAATTAGTGAAGAAACAGATCAAGAAATCCAAGTACTTTTAGATGAAATTACCTCATTAAGACAAAATTTATTAGATACAGAACAGGAGTTACTTGAAGCATTAGAAAACACTAACGCACCTGCTTCTGAAACAATTTCTCCTAATATTGCTCAAACTGGAATTTCTTCTAACGTAGGGGGATCAAGTGGGACAGTAGGATTAAGTGGAACTTATTAACAAATGGCTACCAGAATAGAACAAATTAATACAAATCTTTTAGATCCTAGGCAATACTTAGCTAAGGATGTAAAAGTTGTAGGTGAATATCCTGTAACTTCAAAATTTGACCCTAATACTGATACTGTTGAATTTTACATATATGATATAAATAGAAATATTATATCTTACACCCCAGAGTTCACCCAGTATAAAGTAATAGATCCTAGTATTAATCAAGATGGGTTATCTACTATTAATATTGATGTAGAAGAAGCTGTAAAAAGAAGAGGATTTGAAATTGGTACTTATAATGTAGTATTCAATTTCTTTAGAAATCAATTAAATTCTTCTTTTGCGAATAATTTTTTTATAAAGGAAATTTCTTCTAATAGAACTGAATTAAGAATAAGTAGTAATTTATTAACTAACGATCAACTTCAAGAACAAGTAAATCAATTTATTGAATTTAATTCTTCGGAGGATTATTTTGCTGATTTTATTGTTAATTTTGGAGATAATAATCAATACATAGCTAATAATATTTTATTAGACACAACTGATCCCAATAATTTTTCAGTTTTAATAAAACTTTATTCTCCTCTTCCACTTCAATTTGAACAAAATGATACACTATGGGTATCAACGGAAGTAGCAGATCCAAGGGCATTTAAAATTACATTTGAATCCCAAGAAATTACTACTCGTAATAGTATTCCCTTAAGAGGACCTGATTATAATATAAGCATAAAAGATCAAACCTCTAATTCTACAGATTTACAATCTATAAATGACATACTGGGTACAGGAACTGGATCTTTAAATACTTACTTTAATGATGGATTAATTTCCTCTTCTTATGATCAGTTACAAAATATTCTTAATAAAAAAGGAATTAATATAAATATTGATTATACATCATTTAGTAATTTCTGTCATTTTTCTTCAGCGGAACAAAGATTAGCTAATTTTTATTATAAGGTAGGACTCATAGAGTCAGCAAGTACCCAAATAAGTGAATCTTTACTCATTACATCAAGTTACACTGCTTCTAATGATTACTCTTCTAGCATAGAAAACCTTCAATTAACTATCACAAATACCATTAAAACATTTGATGGTTATGATAATTTCTTATATTATAATTCAGAATCCCTAGCTTGGCCAAAATCTACTTCCTCTCCTCCCTTTACTTTATATGGGACAGGAAGTGCTCAAGTATTAGCATGGTATGGATCAGTAGCAAATGAAAATGGATTAATATTTAGTGCATCTCTATATGATGAAGAAAATCAAGATAATCTTGTATACACTATTCCTGAGTATTTAAGAGAAGATCCAAGTAATAAACCCTATGAACTATTCATAGAAATGATGGGTCAGTACTTTGATGAATTATATCTTTATGCTGATGACATTACTAACAAACACAATGCTGATAATAGATTAAATTTTGGTATATCTAAAGATATAGTAGGTGATGTACTGAAAAGTTTTGGTATAAATCTTTATGAAAATAATTTTTCATCAGATGACATATATGCTTCATTATTAGGTATAAACAGCACAGGTTTATTAGCACCCCCTACAGGGAGTGAATTAATATTAGATTACATATCTGCTTCCACAGACCAGATTGCTCTG